TGGAGCTTGACGGAGCGCTGACTGACGATTATTATAGGGCAAGCTTTACATTAGGTAGTGGCGCACCTTCTTTTAAATTCGTTTTATTTTTTGGGGTTATATAATGGCTAAGTTTGTTTTGACTGATGCAAGTCTTGTGATCAATAGTGTTGATCTGTCCGATCATGTACGAAGTGTAACTTTGAACTACGAAGCGGAGTTGCAAGACGATACTACAATGGGTGATGATACTCGTACAAACCTTGGTGGATTAAAGAACTGGTCAATGGACGTTGAATTTACACAGGACTACGCCTCCGGTGAAGTTGATGCCACGTTGTTCTCAATTGTAGGCAGTGCCGTACCTGTTGTGCTCAAGCCAACAAGCTCGGCAGTAAGTGCAACAAACCCTAGCTACTCCGGTACTGGTGTCATTGGTTCATATTCACCAATTGGTAACAGTGTTGGTGATTTGGCAGTTGCTCCCGTTACCATCGCACCAGCGGGAACATTAACACGCGCAACATCATAAAACTAAAACAATACCAGGAGAAAAGAAATGCTTAGTAAAAGTGATATTTTAAGCAAGAAGGTTGCACTACCTTTCACTGATGTTGAGTGCATGGGTGGTACAATACGTGTTCAGGCAATGACAGCAGGCACCCGTGACATCTTTGAGCAGCGCATGGGCAACCTTGAGGAACTCGAAAAAGGCGTCAGCAAGAACCTTCGAGCAACTTTCTTGATACACTGCATTGTGGACGAAAGCAATGAGTTGATGTTCTCAATGGATGATGTTGGTGCATTAAGCGAAAAAAGCAGTGTTGAGCTTGATAAGTTATTTGATGCAGCACAACGCATCAACGGGTTGCATGATAGCGAGGCAGAAACCAAAAAAAAGTAGCTGATGATTTATGGCTACGCTTCCAGCTCTCGTTGTGCAGAGAGCTGGGGTACACGCTTGCCGAACTAAAGGTCAAGGAGACTCACGCAAACTTACAATTATGGTACGCCCTTCGACTCATTGAGATTGATGAGCGCAAACAAGCAGAGCTTAAAAATGACGCGCTTAAGGGGTTAGCCGAAAATAAAGGTAGATTCACGCATGGAATTTGATTTTGATTTTGATACTCGTCAACTTGACAACATCATGACAAAGCTACCTGGTAAAGCAAAATTGAGAGTTACAAGAAATGCCGTAGCCGCTGGGGCAAGGGTCATCAGGAAAAGTGCAAAGAGTATCGCACCTTACGACTCAAGTCGTAAAACAGGAACCCACCTTCGCGATGGTATCGTCATCAAACGCGCTGATCGCAAGACCGATGTCCACATCATAGGCACACAGTCAACTGGTCGCAAGGCCGTTCCTCATGCACACCTTCAAGAATTCGGTACTGTAAAACAGGCGCCTCGCCCATTCCTTCGTCCGGCATATGCTCAGAGCATGTCGGCAGCAAAACAAAAGATGCTTGACAAGCTCGGCGATGGTATAGTACGAGAAGCAAAAAAACTGGCGGGTAAATAATGGCTGAAGTATTTAATGTAGAGGGTAAGCTCGGGCTTGACATCGCATCATTTAAGAGCAAGATGGGCGCTGCAAGTAAGAACTTGAACTCCTTTAAAATGAAAGCCAAGCGGATGGCTAAGACAGTTAAGCACTCGTTCAAGGGTGTGAGTGTTGCTGTCGGTCAGGCAGCTAGCGCCATAAAGGTCATGGCTGTTGCTGGGGCCGCTGGTGTCACCGCACTGGTAAAGACCCAACTTGACTATCAGGATGCCTTGGCAAAGAGTGCAGATAAGATTGGTACAAACTCAAAGGCATTGAGTGGTTTACGGTACGCCGCAGAACAAGTGAGCGGCGGTTATGAAGGAATTGATGAGGCCCTCACAAAGGCAACAAAACGACTTGGTGAGTTCAACGCCAATGGTGCCGGTGCATCCGCCAAGTGGCTCCAGAAGCTTAACTTTGATACCGCTGAGCTGGCTAAGCTTGATCCGGCGGAGTTGTTCAACACATATAGTGCTGCAATATCCAAACTCCCGTCTCGTGCTGAGAAATTGGCGGCGGCGTCCGCCCTCATGGGCGATGAGAGTAGAAAGTTCCTGACATTGATGGAGCAAGGCCCAGCGGCTATAAGAGCATATGCGCAGGAAGCCGAGCAGCTCGGTATAGCAATATCCCGCGTTGATGCTATGAAGATCGAAGCTGCAAATGATGCAATGAACAGGATAACCGTTGCGTTCAAAGGTGCCGGTGCAACACTGGCCGTCGAGCTTGCGCCGATGATCAAGGCCACTAGTGACAAGATTGTGGACATGATCAAAGGACTAGACCTCACATCAGGAACGATGACAAAGTTTATCGATAAAGGTGTTAGAGGTATTGGGTTCGTCATAGATGCTTGGCACGGCTTTGGCGTAGCAATGCAAGGCGCCAAGGTTATCGCTCTCGGGTTTAGTTCTGCATTCACAGGGGTTATGTCTGGTACGTTGAAGTTGGCAGCAAAGTTCGGTAACGCGATTAAGGACTTCGTACTTGCTCCACTGAGGAAGATGCTCGAACTTGCTAGTAAGCTACCTCTTGTTGGTGACAAAGTAAAAGAAGCGCTTGGTAAGATCGAAGGGTTGAAGTTTAAAGCGCCAGAAATTGCAACGGAGGTATTCGAGGGTCAGGTAACCAAGCTGGTTGCAGCAAAAGAGGTGCTGAAGCAAAAACTTATGGAGCCAATGCCTAGTGCTGGACTGACTCAATGGGTTGATGACATCAAGGTCGCCTCTGAAAATACTGCTAAACTGTGGGAGGCTGAGACAGAAGCACGCAAAAAGAGGGACGAAGCAATATCAGCAAGTGCGGCAAATGCGGCAGCACTGAGAGAATCCGAGAAAGCAGCACAGCTTGAGCACCTCAAGACGATGGAGGCCGCCGCTGACACCTTTGGTGGTCAAATGCGATCAACACTTGGTAGTGAGATAAGCGGGGTCCTTAATGGTGAGTTTGATAACATCGGTGATGCGTTCAAGTCTATGTTGAAAAACATGGTGGCTCAGGCAATTGCTGCAGACATCGCAAACGCAATTGGCTTGGGTGGTGCCGGTGCTGGTGGTACAGGTGGTAGTGGCTTCTTTGCAGGAGCTGGTCAGTTTGTTAGTGGATTTTTTGCCGAAGGAGGAAACCCTCCAATGAACAAGGCAGCGGTGGTTGGTGAGGACGGGCCGGAAGTGTTTGTACCAAGACAGGCCGGTACTGTAATACCGAATGACCAACTAGGTGGCGGTGGGTCATCGATCGTCAATAATTTTAGTATTTCCACACCTGATGCACAGAGCTTTAGATCGAGCCGATCTAAGATAGCCAACGAACTCTCAAGGAGCATGCGGTAATGGCATTTTTAGAAAATCCTCGCTTCCCAATTGACCTTAACTACGGATCGATGGGTGGGCCAAGGTTTAAAACTGATGTGGTGGTGTACGGTAACGCAAAAGAGTATCGCAACGCTCTTTGGTCGATCCCTCGTCACACTTATGATGTGCGATACGCTGTCAAGAGCAGAGCGGACTTACTCAACGTTTATGAGTTCTTTTTGGCCCAGCAAGGTAGAGCTAATGGGTTCAGGATCAAGGATTTATGGGACTACACGAGCGCGAGTGATGGTAAGTCAGCACCCGCCGCTGATGATGTTACAGTGGGTACAGGTGACGGAAGTGACACCACGTTTCAACTTATTAAAAACTACTCGAAAGGAAGTGAAACATTAGCTCGTGACATACTCAAACCAGTGAGCGGCACAATACTTGTGGAAGTAAACAGCGTTTCACAAACTGAGGGGGTGGACTTCACCATTGACACGACTACTGGAATCATCACGTTTGCTGTCGCGCCCACCAGTGGTCATGTGATCACAGCGGGCTTTGAATTCGATGTGCCAGTGCGATTTGATACTGATGACCTAAGTAGTGTACAGTTGTTGCTTTACACTACTGGTGGTTCCGATATTGCCAGTATCGAAAACATCCCACTAATTGAGATAAGATAAATGGCAACAATAACAGCAACCAGGAAAGCGTACAAAGAAGCAGGGGTGGTGACTGATGCGCAATGTGTAAGGGTAGTTCGTAAGGATGGTGTAATATTGAGATTTACCGACAGTGTTCAAGACTTGGTGATGTCCACATACATCGATGGTGATGGTGTCTCTCAATCTCTACCTAGTGATGTCACATACACGAGCATCGGGTATAAGGCCACAGCGGCAGATAGTGGTGGTAATATGACACCTGGTACAGTAGACCTGGAGGGAATTTTAGCAACAGGGCACATCACTCGTGATGATCTTAAGAAGGGGCTTTATAATCAAGCACGAATATATGTGTTTTACACAAACTATAATCTACCAGTTGAAGATGAGGAGAAAATAATAACCGGTTTTTGGGGTGAGGCCAGTATTCAAGATGGTACTTACACCACGACGTTTAGATCACTCATTGATGTGATGAGCACTCGTACAGGTAAAAGTTACTCTCCAACATGTACAGCACGATTAGGTGATAGTAAGTGTCGTGTGGGACTGGTGAGATCAGAATGGGTATCATCAACTGGTTATGTAGAACTTAGCGCAGTTGATGCAAATGTTGGTGACATCGTTAAACCTACTACGCAGAACGGATGGTTGTACAAATGCACAGTGTCAGGCACAAGCGACGTGAGTGAGCCAGCATGGCCAACAACACTTGGTGCGACTATTGCGGATGGTGGTGCGACATGGGAGGCAATATACCCATATGTTCAAACAGGCACAGTGGATAGCTCTGCAAATAAGTACAGCTTTGTGGATACCACTAGGACCGAGGCTGCTGAGTGGTGGGCTCAGGGTAAGCTTGAATTTACCAGTGGTGATAACACTGGTGTAATCGTGGACGTGAAGCAGTCAAGTACCACAATCACAATCAAGCAAGAAGTGCCCTTTGATATAATTGCCGGTGACGGGTATACTATCACAGTCGGGTGTCGCAAGCGCCTATCAACAGACTGTGTAGGAAAATTCGCCAATGTCCACAACAACCAATCATTCCCGTACATACCAGGACCAAAGAGAATTTCAAAATTCGGTGGTCAGTAAGGCCCGAGAATACGTTGGTACACCCCATCACCATAGCGGTAGAGACTGTAACGGTGTTGATTGTGCTGGTCTACTGTACTGTGTTTTCAAGGATCTAGGTCTACCGCTGCGTCCCATTCCGATGTACGGTAGAATAGTCGATCCAAATTTTCTAATTGAGCGAGTTGAGGAAAACTTCTCTCTTGTACCAGGCCATCTTGATGATGCCATTCCTGGTGACATATTAATGATTCGATTCAACAAAACACCACAACATGTCGCCATTCTTACAGAGGGTAAAATTATCCACAGTTACGAAAAGGCAGGTCAAGTGGTAGAGCAACGACTTAATGATATGTGGAAAAGTCGAGTAGCCGGAGTGTACCGCAATGTCTGACATATCGGGTGAACAAGCGTTAGGCACGATAGCCGGAGGAGTTGCTGGGTTCTTTCTTGGTGGTCCACTTGGTGCCGCCAAAGGTGCTTATATGGGGTACGGCATCGGTTCGGCATTCACCACCACAGAGCTTGATGCGGCAGAGGGGCCGCGACTAGAAGACAGAAGCATACAAACATCCGGATATGGCGAGTACATTCCGAGGGTTTACAATACTGACCAGTTGACGGGGAACTTGATCTGGCTAAAAGATAACCAAATTACAGAAACCAAGAAGGTTGAGACTGTCGAGCAGGGCGGCAAGGGTGGTGGCAGCGAGCAGAAAGTAACAACATTTAGCTACTCTGTGACGTGCGCCATTGGTATTTGTGAGGGACCAATAACAGGTATTCGTAGAATTTGGGCAGATAATACGCTGATTTATGATGCATCAGATACGGGCAATGCTACCACCATTGCTGAAAGCCACAAGCTGATAAATAACTGGGAGGTGTACTTAGGTACAGATGATCAACTACCGTCATCAACTATTGAGGACGAGAAGGGTGAAGGCAATGTGTCAGCATACAGGGGCCTAGCTTATGTGGTATTACTTGACTTCCAGCTTGAGGAGTATGGCAACAGAATTCCCAACCTCAGCTTTGAGATTGTGGACAACGAATTAAACGGGTTTGACCAACCACTTGCGGGTTTGACCAACATTGTTTCAGTGTCCGGTTACGCGTCTCCATATCCTATACAATCATCGTCTGCTAATTACAGATCATATCCTTCTCATTATGATGGTGGTGTGCTGAATTCAATTTGCACAGAACGAGTGTTTACTTCTTCACCTACAACAGTTGAGGGCTATTTCATGGCCTCAGATATTGTCAGTGGGGGTACTCTTTTTGCTGATCGGTTCGATATGATGGACTTCGATTTTGCGACCAGTGTATTAGCGATGAACGGCACAAAGATTAGACCGATTGACAATTCTAGTGATTTACTTCTGGTGCAAATGTCATTTAGTACTGGACATCACCACTTATGCGTTGCTCAGAAATATGCATCTAATCGAGTAAGGTTCCACAGGATTAATCCAGAGATAAATCCATCCGCCGATTTACCCTATGACCTGAGGGCTACATATCGTGACGGCATTGTTTATCTATCGGATAGGAATGGTGATTTATTCATTAACGTTCCTGGTGAAATACACGCCATATCGGTATCAGCAATTAATAATATGGCGGGTTTCTCAGGGGTTGGAATATTAGTATTTAACAGCACACCAGCTCGTGATGGTAAAGGCTCAGTTCAGGAAGTTGCTTTTGGTGTTGACCCTTACGGTTCGTCGGTTTACACAATAGACCGTGTAAGGAACAAACTCACAGTTTATAACGCTAAGCTTTATGTTGTTGCATCTTACGACATAAGTCACCTCACAGCTTCACCATATTCAACAAGCAATGGTGTTTGGTCTGCAAGGTTTGCGGTAAGAAACAACTTAGTGTATGTGACTCATCAGAGAGGTGGGGGTGATCCATCCAGATACTTGAGAATATGGCGTGTCACATCATCAGGTGTTGAGCAGATTGATGAGGTGCATGTCGGCAATAGAGCGTACTGTGATATGATGCAGGCGTGTATTGACATTAGTTTCAGCAGTGTATTGACAAGTAACCGCCCAGGGTGGATAAATGCCGCTGTGGATGGTGGCATGGCTGTTTACTCACTTTCCCCGCTACTAGCTAACTCGACAGGTTTGACTCTCCCACAGGTTATTGGCGAGGAAATGTCACGTATTGATGTGTTGGATAGTGTTGACTACGATGTAACAGGTGTGACTACCGATACAGTTCGCGGGTATATGGTTGCTAATCCTTCCCCCGCAACAAGCGCCCTCAAGCCATTGCAACAAGCGTTCAGATTCGATGTTGTGGAAGAAGATTACAAGATAAAGTTTGTTACTCGTGGTACGGTTGCCAGCTCTGTGACGTTGGGTCCCGACGACCTAAGGGCGCATGAACAAGGTAGTCAGGCACCACCAGAGTTATTACAACTCATTAAGAACCCCAACGCTGTACCTGGTAGAATTGAGGTTAGTTATAAGGATGTAGGGATTGATCTTGAAACAGGCTATGCATACGCCGATCGGTTGAATCTTGACCGTGAAGCAATTACCAAGATGGATTTACCGGTGGTGCTGAGTAATGACGAAGCAGCCCAGACATCAGAGGTGCTACTGCTCGATAGCGAGCGGGAAGGTGCGGGACATTACCAACTTGTTACATCGTTTATCCACAGTCACCTTGAGCGCGCCGAGGTCATCACAGTGACCACCGACGATGAAGAATCCTTACTACTGAGAATTGTGGACATCGAGAAGGGGTCACCAGGTATTGTAAAGATTACCGCTGTAAGGGAAACCATTACAGATTACAATAGTGTAGCGGTTGGTGATGACAGTAGTTATGACACAGACTCGCTGCGAATAAGTGTTCCCTCCTTTCTCAGATTTTTGGATATTCCACAGTTGCGTAATGGGGACGACAACGCTGGCATGTATTGGGGGGTTAACCCTATTGGCTCCACGGATAACTGGAGAGGTGCAACATTATTCAAGTCTAACGATGAAGGTATTAGCTGGTCGTTGATAGATGCCGCCACGAACTACATGATCAACGGGGTGGCTGTTGATTCAATAACCACGGATAGCTACACGCTGTTTACTTATGGACAACCACTTACTGTGTACTTTGCAAACGGGGTGCCGGAAACCAAGACCGAGACACAGGTTAGAAATGGAGCGAACATGGCTGTATATGGTTCAGCAGGTAGGTGGGAAATAATCAAATTCATCACCGCAACCAGTATTGGGTCAGGAAATTACGTACTGAACGGCATATTGCGCGGGCAATATGGTACTGACTGGGCGATGGATACCCATGAGGGCGGAGACTTGTTCATAATGATCGATGAGTCTAGCGCAAATAGGCTATCAATGAGTGATACCCACTACCTTAATGATGTGGAGTACGTACCTGTCACAATAGGTTCAGACTTCACCACAGGTTATAAGGTTATTGAAGCATCAACAGGTGAGGCAAAGAAGCCTCACTCACCAACGCATGTGAAAGGGTATCGCGATGCGTCTGGCAATTTAACAATCACATGGATACCACGAGGGCGACACAGCTTCGAGTGGTCGAATGGTCAGGCACAGACTGTTACAGATACCGACGTGTTCAATATTGAGATCATGAATGGCGCAACTGTGGTTCGTACAATTACTAGCACAGTTGCGATACATGCTGTAAGCTACACAGCAGCGGAGCAGGTCACAGATTTTGGAACAGCTCAGAGCAGCTTGACAGTGAACATTCATCAACTAGGTGACTTGATAACAACAGGACATAAACGAGAGACTACAATATAATGGCAACAGAAATACTAGGTACCGATGAGATCACGCAGAGCGATTCCGATAAGTTCATCACCCACAATACAGCAAACCGGCAGATTGAAGGCCAACTAACCCGTGTAATTAGTCGTGCGAATGGGGCACCCCCTGTTTCCCCTGCAGCGGGTGATGTTTATATTGTGGATGTCGCCAGTGGTGCGTGGTCTACATTTGCGGTTAACAGTATTGCTCATTATTTCGGTGGTCAGTGGGTGAACTACACACAGGCTGAGGGCGTGCAAAGGTTCTGGGTGAACGACGAAGACATCAAGATTGTGTGGGACGGTTCAGCGTGGGTGAATGAGTCTCTGGCAGGGATTGGTGGATCGTTTACCGCCGGTGCTGTGCCGTTCGGTGCTTCCACTGGTGGGGCGCTTGCTGAGGATGGTGCCAATTTACATTATGACGATGCAAATTATCGGCTAGGTATTGGTGTGGGAGCACCCAGTGAGACACTAGAGGTCGCTGGTGCTATAAAGTTGAGTGATGGAGCAGATAGGATCATTAAAGGCCC